AAGAAATCGTCGAAGAACTCAGCGGCAAGGCTGAATTTATACATACATATGATAAAGGAGATTTAATAAAATGAGTGAACCAGAAAGCAACCCCGTGTCAAGCGGACAAGGAAACTTTAGTCCAGAAGGTCCGTTTACAGATTCTAGTCCTGCGAACCAATCTTTAGTAAATGATATTGAAAACATTACAAACAGTCAACCAGTAACACTTCCAAATCATCTTTTAAAGTCAGCAAAAGCAGCAGGTGAACTTGCATCTAATGCAAAGACATTAGAAGATAAACAGAACATCTATAAAAATTATCTTTCAAAATCAAATGCGGGAAATCAATCAACCACCAAAAGTCAGGTGAAGGACTGGGAAAATGCCGCAGAATTCTTTAGGAACAAAAAATGAAAAAATTCAGAGACATTAGAGAAAACCCCGAAGTCGGTGGATATGGTCACGGTAGATATCAGGTCGATAAATCGAACCCTGAAACAATTGCTAACATCACACAGGCAATTAATCACGAACTCGACAAGGGCTACTTAAGTCCCAAGAACGCTGTAGATAACCTTCGAACCAAACTAAACTTTGTTGGTTTTGATTTTGAAATGAAGGATATACCCGAAAGTGGTTCTGTTTCTTTTCCTCTGAAGAAAGCAACAGAAGTATTTGGTAGGGGTATGGAAATTGACAAGTTTGATGTTGACTTCAACAACCAAAGCGCCAACTCTACTGGTATGACCCTGAACATTAACATCTCCCAAGACGAAGATGGTATGTATAAGTTGACTGGAAAAATTACCTAATAAATAGAAACTATATATCATGGAAATCTGTATTATGCAATTGAACGAGCGATTAAACGATAACACATATCTGATGTACGCAATGAAGCATTATGAAAATCCTCAATGTGTTGGTATGGATGAGTTTCAAGAAGATTTAAACAGAATAAAATATATTAAACGTCTCTTTCGAAAGTATAAAAACTCTGATATACTTCGAGAGAGACTTATTCTTAATCATATAATTATATTCTTTAATGTGTTCGGTGTGGAAGCAGGAACCAGAATTCTTTTCTATAAGATAGAAGAAGAAGTCCACGACTTACTTAAAACATTCTTAGTTTATTTAAATTATCTTCCAGAAGAGGATATACCAGAAGCCAAATTAATAGAGATCCCTCTAGATCAATTTGTTATAAATAAACTAAGGGAGTTATGAAATGAACGAAAAGAGTCAATTAAACGAACAAGTTGATATGCTTGTTGCCTATAAATTCATCAAAATTCTTACCACAGACTTCAAGGATACTGATGCATTTAGATTGGGTGTGATTGACAAAGATGGCAACATCCTCAAGAAAAGAAAAGACTTGAGGGGTGATGAGAGAACGTCATATACTATCTTCCATACTCTAATATGGAACCTTAAAAAATTAATGATGAAAGTGCCGGGTTTAAAGAGTAAACTTGGTTCATACGCCAGTGCATTGTTCTTATTAAAGGAGCAATACAATAAAGAAAATAATGTAGGGGGAGAACTCCTCGCAGAACGGATCCTAGAGTCTCTGAAAGACAAATTTCCCGATTCGGACGTTCTGTTTGAGTGTGTTTTCGAAACTCCCATAGAATCAGGCGTTTATATTGCGACACACGAAATTGTTACTCCTTCTTTTGAAACAATAGAGGAAGGTGAAGTAATTATAATAGGAAACAGAAAACAAGCACTAACAGAAATGTCATCTGTTCCTTTGTATACTGCGGTGCATCTTGATTCGGGAGAAGAAGTAATAGTAAGCAAATCATCCATCGAAAAGATTCACGAAAATATAAACACTGCTCCTGAAATTATAGCAAACATGGCAGTTTTTGACGTTGATTCTGTTCCGCACGACATGATACACGGAAGAAAGAAATTCGAGAAATGGAACACTAACAAGTTTGGTTCTCTTGATGATAATATGAAGAAAGCCATTCGAAGATATTCATATAGAAACAAGGGAAGAAAAATTGCTCTGCGAGGGAAAGACGGAACAATCACTCGTTTCAAGGAGGCTTATAAATGATGTCATTCTTAACACCTGAATTTTTAACTTTAATAGGAAGCAGTCTTACTGGTTTTTTGTTTAAGTTCTGGGCAGAAAAAAGACAAGATCAGAAAGAGATATTCGAAAGAATGATCGCTTCATCAAAGCGTCAGGATGAAAGTCAAGATCTTGCCGTTGCTAGAGTCGGTATAGAAGCAGGAAAAAATGTGAGACGAATCATTGTTGTGACGATATTGTTCGGGACAATAATGGCACCATTCATACTTCCTTTCTTTGGTATTCCTACAGTAGTAGAAATTACCGAAAAAGAAGGAGATTTTCTAGGACTATTCGGTGGTGGAGAAAAGGTAACCTTCCATGAAATCTACGGATATTTGTTTACAGAGGAAAATAGACAAGTGCTTCTTGCCATTGTTGGATTTTACTTTGGACAAGCAGTAGGAAAGAGTTCTAGGCGATGAGTCGCTTTTTAATCATATCCTTATTGTTCCTCGTATCATGTTCTGGTTCTCTACGAGTAAATAGAGATGTCATCAAGCACGGTGCTGTTCCTGAAGTTAATCCAGTAAAAACAGAGAGCGTCTCTGTAGATCGTTTTTCTACAACAGCATTTTTGGTATTTTATACTCCAATTCTATTGGGTTCTATATATTTGACATACAGAACCTTCAAGAAAACCAAAAAACCGGATCCTACGACTACGACTTAGATCCGTTTATCCTGTCATAAAACATCTTACAAATATAGTAAGAGTCCACAATATCAGAAACAGGATTTGACACCTCTTTTTTAAGGGGTGTTATTGTTTTGTGTAGGTTGACGAAGGTTTCTTTCACAAACGAATCATGCATTGCAGTCTTGTCTGAATTACCCTTACCAGTGGCAAACTTTTTAATAGAAGTTGGTGCAATTATATCGACAGGAATTGATTCTTGGAATAACCTATACTTAAGGACACCTGTATTTTCTGCAATATGGAATACTTTACCCTTCGAACCAAAGGAATACCCTTCAAGAGCCACTTGATCACATTTATACTTTTTGAGGATCTCTACCGCCCAATCAGAGATGCTGTTATACCTAGAAGAATCGCATTCTACCTCAGAGAACTTAGTCCCGTGAATATTTTTCATAAACGTAGTTGCATACTTCTTAATATCTGTTAGGTAATAGAATGAACAATTCTTGAAAGAGAATTCTGTGTTCTTTTCACCCGTGTATGAATCTATATCATGAAAGATACAGATTGCTGGTCCTCGTAAACTATAATCGATACCTGCAATTGACATAATAAAACTCCTTAATCTATATTATGTAGTTAGTTTGTTGCATAAATAATTACATGAATGACTTCCAAAAAAACTTCAAACCACAACCCTTCAAGCGATTGAACGTAGAAGGTATGTCATTTCTAATGTCCCCACCGGAGGATGGAAGCGAAAAAACCAGTGTGGAATTGGAACTTTTGGAAAATGTTGGCAGAAGAGTAAAAGAAGAAGATCTGATCTCTATTAAAAAATACAACAACAATGTTCTAGAAAATTACTACCATATACTAGAACAATTTTCTTTACATACCGACAGAACTGAAGTAGAAGAACTATTAACCGATATTAGAATAATAGTCGAAAATGAAAAAATTAAACACAACAGATCTCGTCCATCCCATATCGCAAATAAGCAAGGGTTTGAGATCAAAGAAACTGTAAGTTCAAATCCGACACCATCATACCCATCAAGACATTCGGCAGAGTCTATGTTTTTGTCTTTGTACTTTGCCGAACAGTTTCCCCTATATAAAGATGTACTGATGGAAATGGCAAATAAAATTTCAAACTCAAGATTACTTTCGTCTAACAATTACCCAACAGACAATCTTGCAGGTCAAACAATTGCTCATGTTCTGTTTAACAGATACAAAGAAAGTAGAGATAAATGAGAAGACGAACAAAAGGCGTTAAAAAGTTTCAAAAAATTAATTTCAATAAGCCACCCAATAGAATTGTAGACATGGATATAGATACGGCAGTGGAAATTATGTCGAACGGGGGAAATTCTGATGATGCTCTATATGGTATGCATATGGGGATCACACAGGACAGGTACAGATCAGCACCTTCTCAGTATGCTTCCGACATGTCAGGTGCAGAGGTAATGGGAGAGTCTTGGTTCCTCGGTGAGCAGTTTTCTGGTGGAATGAGTCCCAACATGTTCTATGACATTCTGAAGGGTTTGGTGGACACAGAAGACAACTCAGTCGATCCTGATACGGGAATTAGAAGCAAAGGGCTCGGGTTCTATGGTGGTTTACCGGTCGATATGGATGGTGATGGGGAAATAGATCACATATTAACAAAAGATGGCCTTAAACCTACAGGACAATCAACTCCCGTATATGGCTTAACACGAAATGTAGATCCGGATACTGGTGTTGCTGATGCAGATAATCCACTCGAAATAAAGTATTAATAAAAAAACCCTCTGGCCGAAACCAGAGGGTTTTTCTAAAATGTCGGGAATTAATCCCGGTGAACCATCAGAAAGAAATCTGAATCTGGGTTCTGAAGAGATACTCACCACCATCGGCGGAACTTGTGTTCCAACCAGTGTCGGCGAGATCCCAACCTCCACCAATTCCGTTTAGCGAATAACCAACTTCGGTTGTCCACTTAACATTACTATTGATGAAGTAGTTTGCACCTAGGCTTGCAATGCTTAGGGGATCGACTGAACCATCAATTTCACCATACTCGTAAGTAAGGAATCCTTGAAGGTTGTCTGTGCATTGATATGCGATAGATGCAGTGGTTGCCCAATCATGAGCCTGACCTCGATCTGCTCCGACAAACGCCAGAGTAGTCTTCAGGTTTCCTACCTGAACACCAGTATCAAACGTAAATGTCCAATAGTCAGTATCAACTAGGTCGTTCCATGAAACCGCAGCACCGACATCCCAAGATTCTGAAATGTCAAGTCCTGCACGGGCAGTAAGTGCATAACCGTTTTGTACACCAGCACCATTAGCACTGTTGAAACCATCGGTATATGCGGCGCGAAAGTTAAATGCACCAAAATCCTTACCAATCTCGATACCTTGGGATCTTCCTTGTCCGAAAGTATAAGCAACTACTGATCGATCAACTCCAAGAGTATCCTGACGATCTACAAGCCATTCCTTCATAAAGGGTGACTTAAATTGTCCGAACTTGAATTCAACTCCACCACCAACATCGGCAGTAGCAAAAGCATCCTTAAGTTCGAACTCACCAGTGTCGCTCCACTGTCCACTTACTTCATAGTTAACGTCATAGACGCTACCGCTGAAGATGAGTCGTGCAGCAGGAATACCAAATCCATGATTTGCTTCCACATCACCACCACTGTTGTAGGTGAAACGAGTCTGAACAAATCCACCAACATCAAGTTTGAATGGTGAATCTGTATCGGTGAAACTGGTTCTGGTTTGTGCATCGTTCAGGATTGCTTCTCGAAGATCCATAAGATCAGGTGAGTCGCTCTGAGCAAAAGCAGAAGAACCAATTGCAGTTACTGTCAATGCAGCAATAAAAATATTATTGTTCATAGGAAAATCTCCTTTTCTAAGGTTTCAGGAACCCACTGCGGTAGTTGCTGCGTCCCATAGAGACTTGACTGCACCAGCGGCCCACATCACACCATCCCACGAGAATGGAAGAAGGGCAAGGGTGATCATCATTGATCGACAAATGCCTACTTTGTTGAGTGCCTTAGAAACGACATCTTTTTCACACATCCCACCAGTGATGGGACATTCGGATTTATTAGCCATAACTTTTCTCCTTTTGTTAAGTTAACCCGGCTAAAGGGGGTGGTGCGGAATGCACCAGTTTAAAAACTGTCTTCTATATAGACAGGTTTAAGTATTAATTATACACCAATTATCATTGATGTCAAGTGTTTTAGTTGGTTAAGTCAACAATTTCACAAGAATTTCCAGAACAAGCCATCGTCTGGGATCCTGCTGTGTTGTCTTCCTTTTCATAATTAGAAAGTTCTGTCCAGTCAACATTAACTGGCATCAGTGCAGAGAGTTCATTATACTCTTTCTCTGTACAGTCCTGATATGGTGCTTGCCTGTAACTGTGATCTGAATGGGGTAAGAATGAAACACCACTTACATCATCAAAATGGTCGTATACCCAAGAACCTACTGCCATCCATTCGTGTTCCTTTACAGTTACGGTAATGCTTGGTTTGTGTTCACACCAATGCTTCTGATAAATTAACCAATGTTCAAGTTGCTCAATAGCAGTCATATCAGTGCGTACAATGCAACCATCTGGTGCTTTTACCGGAAACGAGAATACCATTGTGTGATCTGGTTTCATAACATCCGGTTCGCAAGGAAAACCCTTTTCTTTCATGAATATGCACAGAGGATCCTTAATGTCCGCACGGACAGTACGAATGTAATAAGGATTGTGTCGTGCATGAATACCAGAAGAAGCATCAACCAACTGAGACACAGTACCACTTGGCTTTACACAAGTAATGGCAGCAGACTGATTGATTTTTAGTTTCTTCGCAAGTTGTTTGTTGGTTTCGATTGCAACATCTCTGAGAGTCTGGAGAGTTTCAACAAGAAGTTTTTCACCCTTCTTTCCATTCATCAAATCATTGTCCATGATTCCTGTGAGAGAAACACCCAAGAGTCTTTCTTCCTCGCAATTGTTTTTCCATTCACTTGAAAGATAACGGAAATTTGTAAGTGTAGATTGCCATGTTCCGAGGATGGTGGCAAGTCTAACCTTCTCCTTTAGAGTTTTAATTGTATCTCCCTTACGGACAACCACTTCGGTAAGATTGCAAAATTCTCTATCTCGAAGAAGAATTTCTGAGCAAGGATTACAACCAAAGTTATAATTTGGATCTCGCCGATCACCAAGTTTTTCAACTGTTTTCTTTGCAGCAGATCTGTTGAAAATACCACGTTCACCAGACTTACTCTTGTATAGAGAAACCCACTCATCCATGAACGTACCCATTTCTGGTTTTTCTTTGTACGCTACCGAGTTGTTCGACAATGCTCTTTGTGGGTTTTCATGCCACCATTGTCCCGTCTTTGCTTCTCGCATTCTTTCGTCCGTGAGCGACGAGAGGGAAATAAGGGCACTTCTTCTGACTCCCCCCACCACGACAATTTCAGCAATCTTGCATATGATATCGTGACATTCGATTGAAGTGAGTTTTCTTCCAGTAGCCTTCTTATAGGTATCCACCGTGAATCTAAACAAATCATCCAACGGCTTTGGTCCAGAAGAG